GTCATATCCTTTCTAGTATATGTATACGTTATTTATACTTTCAATAAATATCAAGTATAAATAACTTATACTATACATAGAGTTTGTCAAGCTGGGTTCCATTCATGCTGAGATAATTCCACAGCGGCGTCTTTTCTCTCACGAAATTCTACTTCGTAGCCTCGCTTTTCCCATCTGTCAGCGCATCTTCGCATAGCCTTTCCAGCCAGTTCACAGGCACCATCATATGGCTTGGTTTCAAAGATGGTTTCACCATCATCATTTAATACAATTACAGAGTAATTCATTTGGGTTCCTTCCAACCACTATCAATAACCATCTTGCCCATCATTGGCACAAGTGTACCTCTAGGCTTAGACGATTCCATCAGGTCATTTACACTTGTGAAAGGTTTAGGTCCAACGTCGGACTTAAGCTGTCTCGCCTCATCCAAACGCGCACGAAGGGCATTGGTACGCTGAGAGCGCACCTCTGCCTTGGTGAATGTGTGTTGCTTGTATCTCATGCAGCAGCCTTTGTTTCTTCTGAGGCTGATACGCTGTCATATTCCATGAGCATCTCAGCAAGATCCAAGGGATCAATGTTATTTGCCATGCAAACCTTGATAAGCTTGTCGAAGACAACCTGCTTGGTGACTGGTCCAACGTCGGACTTAACAACAGCTTCGCTGGGTGTTTCAGCTTCGCTGACTGCTACAGCTTCGCTGTTCTCTGTTGTCTCAGCAACCTCTTTAGAGGTAGCATCTTTTTGTTTCATTGCTCTCTGCAAAGCAGACAGTGAAGTAAAACCTTTCTTTGAGGTTTCAATGAATGCTCTGCATTCTGATTCGTTCTCAACAAACCAAAGAGCTTCGCTCCGACGCCGTTTGTCGATCAAGTGAAGATGGCAATCACGAAGCCTTTGGCTTGGGATACGGTCACCACCCTCAGCTTTTAGCTCGACCATCAGCTTTCCAAGCTGTGTATCAAAGCCTTCAGCTTTGGTTGAAAGTTTGAATCTTTTCTTGTCAGCAGCTTCGATTTTAGCCCACTGTTCTGAAAGAACCTTGCCTTGATCTTCGAGGGTTGAGATGTTTTGAATTTCGAGATTTGCCATTTTGAGCTTCCTTTATCTATCTTCTATTTTTATATGAGAGAATCTATATCTCTCACAAGAAGTGAGATATAGTTCTATCATTAAAAATGTAAGAAGATAGTATAAGTTTTGGAGGTTGGAAAGTTGCCTCGCGATCCTCTGCGCCTGCCGTTTCACACGCTGTTGCAAGAAATAATATTCTCTTCGATAATATTTTTCTGAAACTCATGCGCTAAACTTGCGACCTCAACTCGCAGCTTCACCACCTTGACTGTGACATTTTAGCAACATCATAAAGATGTTATAGGTCCAACGTTGGACTTGACTTGAACCATTGGCAGAGCAGCACGTGGCTTGTAGGATCATGTGCATTGCCCCAAAGGGGGTGGGGTAGATTATAAGCATCGTCTCTTCAACACACTAAGAGTGTGACAAATCCCCCTATTCATTCTGTCTTTAGACAGGCAACTGATTCCATAACAGTTGTCGTAGACAAGTAAGTGGTTGTTTTTAAACACATCTACGATGTGATGGTGGAATGTGACATGCTGTTTGCTCTCACCATGCGTCATGACCTTGCATTATAGGCGCAATTGCGCGGTGAAGCACGAGGGGCCGCAGGGGCCAGTGGGGGTAGCGTAGATAGTATGCATGAATATACACACAGATCAGTAAAATACACTGTTAACCACTATACATACAAGGTGGTTTACACACGTAATGGTTACAGAGTTGTAACAATTCGTGATGACATACACAGGTAACGTAATGTTTCAGTAGTTCACTTATTGTTACAGTGACAATATTAACACTTGACATACCATATTATATGTGTAAAACTATGTAATAGTAATAGTTAAGGTGCGTACATGTACAATGTATCATTTAAATGTCCTTACAATGTTACTCTTAAAAATAATCTCTTAATAAATTACACATAACATAAACATGTACAGTGTAACACTTAAGTGTACTCCGCTTTATGCGGAGGCGTTTGTATATTATTTTAACTTAGGTATTGACAATGGCAAAGAAATCCGTAAAACTATACACAGACAATGTTCTTGAAGAGTTTTATAAACACGTATTAGACGGTAATCTTGAGAACTTACATATCCCCCACAGTGATGTATTCTACGTAAGAGAGGCTGTACAGGCTCACTACGGTAGACCTTTTACTTTAGAGCATGTGGAGTGGGCTATGCGTGAAGAAGGATGGACAGATGGCTAAAGACCCCAGACTAGAACGTGCAGGTGTATCAGGCTTTAACAAACCTAAGCGTACTCCTAACCACCCTAAGAAGTCGCACGTAGTTGTAGCTAAAGAGGGTGATACAGTTAAGACTATTCGCTTTGGTGAGCAAGGCGCTAAGACTGCAGGAAAACCTAAAGCAGGTGAATCAGATAAAATGAAAAAGAAACGTGCAAGCTTTAAAGCGCGTCATTCAAAAAACATAAAGCGTGGTAAGTTGAGTGCAGCTTACTGGGCTGATAAAGTTAAATGGTAAATAGAAGGAACTATACCAATGGGAAAACTAACCAAACTAAAACCAAAGAAACCTAATGTTAATGAACGTAATGCAACAGGACGTATAGCAGCAATTAATACTAAAGCTGGGCCTAAGCCTTTAGCAATGACTGCTTATCGTTCTATGACGGACAGAGAACGTGCAAAAAAATTAACTGATGCTAGAGCAGACTTAAAAGAGGGCATTATAACACAAAAAGATTTTGATACTATTAAAGAGCGTATTGAAAAAGCTAACGCTGCAGAAGTAGATAAAGCTAAACGTGTTATGGATCAAGGTAAAGCAAATAAAAAATCAAAACCAGTTTCTTTATCTAAAGGTCCAGCAGGAACTGAGCCTATGACAGGTGCGGGTCGTGCTGCTGTAAAAGGATTTAATAAAGGCGGCTACGCTAAAAAGAAAAACATGTACAGCAAAGGTGGCATGGCGAATGCAGGTGCATCTGTAGGTGGCACACAGAACTGGACAGCAGGCTAATGTGGCTTGCAGTGTTGCTGGGTTGTTATAGCCCAGCAGCAACATCCTGTGACGTAATGATACGTACCAGTGGATTGATAGCAACTGAAAAGTTGTGTCAAGAGGAAGTAGCTAATGCAGCTAAGGCTCTAGCACAACAGGGGCTATACATCCGTACAAAATGTTTTAAACTAAACGTAGGCTCTAAGGTGTAATGACTCTTATCTCTCACTTTCCTTTACCTAGCTTTCCCTTTCAGACACATGATAACATAGTATTTGAAAAGGCAGACAGGGATAGATCCAGTAGAAATAACGAAGAATATAAAGTTGAACCTAATAAAGTAACTCCTGATACACCAGTAGAAGATCTTAAGCTGGTTAATCAGATGTATGCTTACAACCCAAATCCTAATAAGCTACGTACACCTGATGGTCAGATCGTAGACTTTATAATAGCGTGAGGAAATAAATGATAGAAGTACGTGCATATACTACTGACACAGAGGCATTGACTATTACTGCTACTGCAGGTGGTGCTAGTGCTAACTTAGTATATACGTGTCCACTTAATCATGATGCGACAATAGACTTTCTACATATATCAAATGGGTCTAGCTCTACAAAGCATGTTACGATTCAGTGGTATCACGCAGACACAGATACTTACCATCACTTGATAAATGATAAGTCTATAGCTGGTAAGGATGTGTATAATGTTATAGGCTCTGATAGAATACATCTACATGCTGGTGATAAGATCTTAGCATTTGATGGTTCCTCTAGTAGCTTAGAGGTGTTTATCTCAGTAAGGCAGTACTATAACCCTAATAGATAATGCATAGCGGGGTTGCAAACTTGTCTGTACTATGTTATAACTAAGTATGATATAACTATCTCCATAAGGGTAAGTAATGCTTACCTTAACATAATAAAGGAGATAGAATATGTTTAAAAGAGTACTTAATAAAATTCAAGAACACCAGCAGCGCAGAGCAGACTATTGGGTTCTTCAGAATATGTCAGATAAGCATCTGCATGATATGGGAATTTCTCGTGGCGAAATCTACAACAAAATCTACGGCGAAGAAAGCAAAATCCAAGGTTAATGAAGCAGGAAATTATACTAAGCCTGCTATGCGCAAACGTTTGTTTGAGCGGATTAAACGGGGAACCAAAGGCGGGAAGGCGGGTCAATGGTCTGCACGTAAGGCCCAGCTTCTCGCAAGTGAATACAAAAAAGCGGGTGGGGGTTATAAATGAAGGTAGAAGCACCTAAAGGTTACCATTGGATGAAACAAGCTAATGGTGGCTTTAAACTTATGAAGCATACAGGAAAGTTTGTATCCCACAAAGGCGCAAGCTTAACTGCTAATTTTGAGGTACAGAAAGTACATGGCACTAGCAAAAAGTCAAAAAAGTCTTAACAAGTGGACTAAGGAAAAGTGGCGTACTAAAAGCGGGAAGCCTAGTGCTAAAACTGGTGAACGCTATTTACCTACTAAGGCTATCAATGCTCTTAGTTCTAGTGAGTACGCAGCCACTACTAGAGCAAAACGACAAGGCACTAAGGCAGGTCAGCAGTTTGTGGCTCAACCTAAAGAGATTGCAAAGAAGACCGCTAAATACAGACGAGGATAATTTATGACTATAGCAATGGAACGAGTGTTAGCTTGGAAGATTATGCCAAGACTAATGATGTTAGTAATGACATGGATGTATATAGAAGTTTTGTTTTGGTTTATGGCGTTATCTTCAACTGATATGACGTCACAAGCTACTGCACTTACTGCAACTGTAACTGGTGCAATGACTGGTGCCTTTGCAGTTTGGTTAGGTCACGAAAAATGATTGGTCAAATCTTAGGGGCAGTAGGTGGACTGGCAACTACATACATAGATGGTAAGGTAGCTGTACAGAAAGCTAATGCTGAGATTAAAGTTAAACAAGCTACAGGTGAGATTGATTGGGATCTAGCTGCTATACAAGCTACACAAAATAGCTGGAAAGATGAGTGGATAACTTTACTTTTTTCTATTCCATTAATTTTAGCGTTTTGTGGGGACTGGGGTAATAACATTGTGCAAGCTGGGTTTGCTGCACTTGAAACTATGCCATCGTGGTATCAGTATTCATTAGGTGGGATTGTTAGTGCCAGTATTGGTATTCGTTCCGTAAGTAAATTCTTTGGAAAAAAATAATATGCATAAAAACTTTAACAAATGTTTATCTATGTTACTTCATCACGAAGGTGGATTTGTAAATCATCCTAAAGATCCTGGGGGTATGACTAACCTTGGCGTTACTAAAGCTGTTTACGATAAGTGGATAGGCAGAGAGTCTACAGAAGAAGAGATGCGTGAGCTTACTTCTATTGAGGTAGCTCCTATATATAAGAAGAATTATTGGGATAGAGTACGAGGTGATGATCTTCCTAGCGGTGTTGACTGGTGTGCCTTTGACTGGGCCGTTAATTCTGGTAGCGGTCGCCCAGCTAAAGCTATTCAACGTGCTGTGGGAGCAACAGCAGATGGGGCTATTGGTCCTATGACTTTGCAAGCTGTCATGAATAAAGATGCTAAAGCTATTGTTGAAAGTGTATATACACAACGTCAATCATTTTATGAGTCGTTAAAAACATTTGAGACATTTGGTCGCGGTTGGACACGCCGTAATAAAGAAACATTGGAGCAAGCACTCCGTATGATAGAGGACTAATATGGCACGAGAACTAACAGAGCGTCAACAAAAGTTTCTTGCAGTCCTTATGGACGAGGCAGGTGGCGATGTTACTATGGCTAAGAAGCTGGCAGGATACTCACCTAACACTACTAATACTGAGATTACTAATAGTCTTAAGGAAGAG